TGTAATGACTTATAAGACAGTATATTATGCTTCTTTTAATACTGAGTTTTATTCTGATAGGTCTTTTAATCCCATAATCAGACAAACTGAATTAATAGACAAAACTTATGCATACACAAGGTGCCCTGTATTTAATCATCAGAGTAATAGAACCTTTATAGTATCATCACCTATTGATTTTTCTTTTAGTATCAAAAGAACAAAGTATATAATTAATTCGACAAATACTAAATTATGTGCTAATATTAATGTTGATAATGAGGATTATAAAAATCTTCTTCAATGTCCTCCCGATCATCTTGAATCACCACTTCCTGTTTTTCAATTAACAATACCAAAATTTTTATTTTGGACTTATGAAGATGATATATGGTTTAATTTTTTAGATCATCCGATGACTTCTTACAGTAATAATCTTATTGCTGTTAATGGTTGGTTTAATTTATCAAATTGGACAAGTGTATTAAGTTTTGCATTTACCATGGTAGATGAATCTAAACCAGTTATTATAAAAAAAGGAGATCCTATTCATAGATTATCATTCATTTATCCAAATTTGGATGACGGAATTATATTGAAAGAAGAAAAAGATCCTGAAAAAATCGAAAAAATAATGGAAGTACCCCTTGGAGAGGGGAGACTTCGTATTATGGAAGAAAATTCATTATGGAAACGTAGATTATTTTCTAAAACCAATTCAAAAAGCAAATGTCCTGTTGGATTTCTATTTAAATGACTTTTAATCATGTTGATTTGAACCTAGAACCTCTTGAAAGAGAGACTATAGATGGTGTTCGTTATTATTCTATTCCAGATGTAGATGAGTTAGTTAAACTAGTATCTATTACTTCTGTAACCAGTCATTTTAATAAAGAGATCTTTATTAATTGGCGTAAAAAGGTGGGTAATGAGACAGCAGATAAGATCACGAAAGCGGCTACACGTCGTGGAACTGATATGCATACTCTTACTGAACATTATTTAAAAAATGATCAGGAACTTCCTAAAGTTCCCCCTATATCTGATCTTTTATTTAAAATAGCAAAGGTTGAACTTAATAAAATTGACAACATATATGCCCTTGAAGGACCCCTATATAGTAGACAATTAGGTATAGCTGGGACTGTTGATTGTATTGCAGAATATGATGGTGAATTAGCAATAATTGACTTTAAGACTTCTAAGAAACCTAAACCACGAGAGTGGATTGAACATTATTTTGTTCAGGCAATGGCATATGGTTGTATGCTATATGAGATGAAAAATATCTCTATCAAAAAACTTGTAATTATCATGGCTTGTGAAAATGGAGAATGTGTCGTCTATGAAGAAAGTGACAAAGCAAAGTACATTAAACTCCTCGGAGAATATATTAGAAAATTTGTTGGAGATAAATTGGAACTTTATGGAAACTAATACAGAATTAGAAAAAGCGATAGAGAGTAAATTTTTAACTCCTTCTAAATTTGCTATGGAGATTGAAGGAATTGTCTCCAAAGAGGGAATGAATTATATTGATGCTATGTGCTATTATTGTGAGGTTAATAGTTTGGAAATAGAGTCGGTAACAAAATTGGTTTCTAAACCCTTAAAAGAAAAATTAAAATATGATGCTCAGGAACTTAACTTTATGAAAAAAACTTCGAGGGCGAAATTGCCATTATAATGGAACAACTAGAAGCAGTAGCTTATACGGAACCTTTTCCTCATTTGATTATAGAGAATTTTTATAACCAAGAAGAACTTGAATTGATTTGGGAAGAACTTAAGTTTTATACCAAACCAGGAAAACTTTTAGAGGCAAAGGATTTTGGTGGAATTGTGGGATATACTAATTCCCATGCTATATGTTTGGATGAACTTTATGCTAAAAAATTTAGAAATGTATCTGATATTCTAACTGTCAATAGAAAGATTTTTGATTCTGCAGTACTTGATTCATTTGCAAAAATTCATGATTGTTGTAGAATTGCTCCCGATTCTAATTGGGATATAACTAAGGTGAGATATTATCATAATGATGAATATTATGATCAACATTGTGATAGACCATATCAATTCTTAGCACTTTCTTATTTTTATAAAGAACCTAAGAAGTTTAGTGGTGGAGAATTATTTAATGATAGATATAATATTGAATTTCCATGTATTAATAATTCAATAATAATTCTTCCTGGTTGGGTTGAACATGGAGTACGAAAAGTAAATATAGAAGAGTCTGATTATTATGATGGATGGGGTAGATATTGTATTTCTAGTTTTTTTGGATGTAAAGAATTAAACGAGAAGAATTATGAAATAGAATCTGATAAGGCTCTTAAAAAAGAATGAAAGTGACTCCATTTGAAACCTATCAATCATACCTTTCTATGAAAAGTCATTTTACTAATCCTAAGTATGACTTTTTTAAATATGGAGGTAAATCTCGTGCTACAATGTCTTCGTTTAACAAGCGAAAGGATAAATATTTTTTCGAACGAACTTCTAGAAAATATTCTGATGAACAAGTGCTAAACTTTCTTTTAGCAAATTTTGTAAATGCTAACAACCCACAAAACTTATGGATCGGAGAGATAATCAACAGTGGCGAAAGAACCTACGCAGAGTGGATGAAACGCAAACAGAGTATGACTTATATTTTCAAGGAGCAATCGGAGAACTTACTCTCAGAGATAGACTTAGAAGAGCTGTTCAATTGCTCGAAGGGACACCCATTAGTTCTAAAAAGATATCTGGGTGGGGAACTAAACTTAGAGACCTTAGCAATTCTGGAAAAGATTTTTTCTTTCGCCAAAGATTTTGATCAGAAGTTAAAAGATCCGGTATGGGAAACCGTAAGTTTGAAGTTGAAAAAGTATATACCTTTCATAAATATTAATGTGTTTCAATATAAAAAAATTCTGAGGAAATTAATCAATGAGTGAGTTTTTTGAATCTGAAATCGTTCAAGATGAATTGAACGAAATTAATAAAATGCAAGAAGAAGTTTATGGTAATATGATGTCTTTTAATGACTTAGATCTTGATGAAAAAATTGAATATATTGAACATTTGTCTGAGTTATTAGATAAGCAGAAGGTTATGTACACGAGACTTGCTCTCTCAGATGACCCTCAAGCTGTTGAGATGAAAGAAAAATTACGCCAATCAGTTACTATGTTGGGTTTCCCAGAAGGTACTGATATGAGTGTATTGTTTGATAGTATGCGTCAAACTATTGAGTCTTTGAAACAAAATGTTGACCGATAACTCTTTTTTTGCTATAATATCCAAGTAAATCCAATTAATCTTATTAATCCGAGGTATCCAAAAATGTCGTTTGCTAATCTTAAAAAGCAATCAAAATTAGGTTCTTTAACCGCAAAACTGGTTAAAGAAGTTGAAAAAATGAATAATAACGGTTCATCAGGTGATGACCGTCTTTGGAAGTTAGACGTAGACAAATCCGGCAATGGTTATGCCGTTATTCGTTTTCTTCCTGCTCCCGATGGTGAGGATCTACCATTTGTAAAACTATACTCCCATGCCTTTCAAGGTCCTGGTGGTTGGTACATAGAGAATTCTTTGACTACTCTTGGTCAGAAGGATCCTGTTTCTGAGTACAATACTACTCTATGGAATAATGGTACCGATGCAGGTAAAGAAACCGCACGTAGACAGAAGCGTAAACTGACTTATGTTGCTAATGTTTATGTTGTTAAGGATCCTGCTAATCCTGAGAATGAAGGCGAAGTAAAACTGTATAAGTTTGGTAAGAAAATCTTTGATAAGTTGACTGCTGCTATGCAGCCTGAGTTTGAGGATGAGGAAGCAATCGATCCATTCGATTTCTGGCAAGGTGCTAACTTCAAGTTGAAGGCAAAGAACGTTGCTGGTTATAGGAACTATGATAGTTCTGAGTTTGCTGGTACGAGTCCTGTCTTAGATGATGACGATGCACTAGAAGCACTCTGGAAGAAAGAAAGTTCTCTTCAAGAGTTTGTTGCTGCCGATCAGTTCAAGTCTTATGAAGATTTGAAGAAGCGTCTTGAGTATGTTCTTGGCAATAAATCACGTCCTGTGGTTGTTGATGAAGAACTAGAAGATGAAAGTGAAGGTCGTGGTTCAGTAGAACAACTTGTTACTGCTTCTGCCACAGTAAAATCTGCTGATATAGAAGAGGATGATACTTTATCTTATTTCTCGAAACTCGCAGAAGAATGATACAAGAAAGGGGTCTTAATGACCCCTTTTTTTATGTTGGCATTGAAACCCTAGTATTTTCTGTCTTAATTAAATCTGGTGTAAGACGTTGTGAAGAAGGAGCATAAGTCATAATGGATCTCATATCATTTAAGAATTGCTGAAGATATTGTCTTTTAAGAATGTATATTGATCTTTTTTTATTATTTTTTATTGTTTCATATTCCCAATTACTGATACCAATAACAGGATTTAAAGTTGCTGTATCATCATTGGAGATATCAGGTTTTGGTATTGTAAAATCTTCATCTACAATTTTACCTGCCGGAAGAATAAGTCTATCTTCAGAATCTTTAACTTCGGTTGTTTGATAATAACGCACAGAATTTAAATCATCTCCATGAACACTCAATGCGTATTCATACAGATCGTTGTTTGCTAGAGGCCATTCATTGGTGACATTTAAAATACCTGCGGTTATTAAAACAACCCAATCCAAGTCAGAACTACCAAAATAATCCTCAGCTACTGTATCAGGTCTGGCACCTTCTACTAGTTCATACTTATCAAAGATGGTAAAGACATTTTGCAAATCATCACGAAGTTTATTTCTTCTAAAGAGATTTTTAACTTTTAAATAACTTTGTGAAGAAGGACTATTAGATAGAAAATTTTGATATCCTAAGTCTGGTAGTTCTCTGAAATAACTCATTTTAGTATCCTACTCCTCCTACGGATGAATCGTAATCTTCATTATAGACTGGCATAATTTCTGTGAAAGAAAGGGTCATTGTTAATGAAATTGGAGAACCATCTGTATAAGTAGCAAATGTCCCATCAGCTGTATAATTTGTAGCAACATTTTTTAAGGCACATAATTTCATTTGATTTAAATAATCTGCTGCTTTACCAATATACTTAATTTGGAAAATGTTGGGAGTTTTTAATGTAGCAGAAGTAACTCCTCTTCTGGGAGCCATATTTTTCTTAAATGTTCTTATGATAGACCTAACTGCTTGTGCTTCTTTTTGGAATCTAGGTGTAAACTTAAATAAGAAACTAAAATCTCTTAGAGTTGGACCTTTAAAGAGTAATTCCATATTAGGATTAATCACTCCTCCAGTTTGTCGTGCTAGTACTTGATTGAAATCTAATTGTCCCCCAAGTCCTAAAGCATTTACAGCTTGCATTGCAAACCAATTATTTACCATGTCCTCATTAGCTCCAGCTTGACCTGCAAGTGAAGTAACAGCCTTTTTTGCTCTATCTACATTACCACCTATTAGTGCGGTGGCTCCTTCCATTCCTGCTTCTTGTATGAAATTTAAACTACCTTGACCATAATCAACTGAATTAGTATCAGTAAGTTGAGCTGGAATGGGGAGAATAACATTTCCTAATATACGTGCGTTTTTATCCGGTCCTTGAGTTAGACCTTTTCTTACATATTCTAAAGCAGTAAATTTTATAAAGTCTTGAGTTCCATCAATAGTACTGTAAGGATATCTGAGATCTGCAAATGTTGCTTGTGGTGCGACTTGGGGTGGGGATTTTTTAACTACTTCTGGTAGTTGCGACGATGCACTTGGTTGTCCACCTGGACCCCATTC